GGCACTCGCATTGGCGCGGTCGACTTGTACCGCGAACTGCGCAATCCAGAACACTGGTCTGGTGGTGCAAGCCCATTTACTCGCTTGGCTATGCCAGCAGTCTTAGAAATTAAAGATGACCCTAAGAAGTGGAAAACACTCTGGGAACGTTCAGACCGTCCTTGGGATGGTGATGAAGATACCTTGCCAGATAAAGATGGTTACTACCAGAAGTGGGACGGACCAGCACTATTTGCAAGACGTAGCGAGGTGACTGCCTCAACATGGGCACTAGTTTACCAGCAACAGGACATTGATGATGACGCAATTTTTAATCCAACGATTGTTAACGCCTGTGTTAACCGTATGCGTAAGCCTGGTCCTCTCCGTGTGGGAGCGGCTGGACATCCACGAGACGGACAATGGGTCACACTAATTGGTATGGACCCTGCTATGGCAGGAAAGACTGCGCTAGTTGTCTATGCTATTGACCGTCAATCTGGTAGACGCTTAGTACTAGATGCCTACAATATGTCAGAACCAACACCTGGCAAGATTCGTGCAATCATTGAAGACTGGATTAACACCTACCGCCCAGTAGAACTGCGTATTGAAATCAACGCCCACCAAAAGATGTACGAGGTGGACGAAGAGTTCCGCCAGTACCTGGCTAATAAGGGTGTTAGATTCTCTAGCCACTTTACTGGTAAGAACAAGTGGGACACTGACTTCGGTGTGGCTGCTATGCAGGGCTTGTTTGGTACCATGGGTGGTGCTAAGCACAACCGAGATAATCTCATTGAACTACCAGACCCTCAGTACCACGAGGGTATCAAGGCTCTAATCAATCAGTTAATTACTTGGAAGCCTGGAACTCGCAATCCTACAGACGTTGTTATGGCTCTGTGGTTTTGTGAGATTAAAGCCAAGGAAATGATTCAGCACTCTGGGAATCAAATTTGGCACACAACAAGTCGCTTTGTTACACAGCGCCAGATGGCGCAACAAGCGGTTGTTAATCTTGACGATTTAGCAATGGAACAATTTACAACTTATCTTTAAGGATATTCATGGCACTCTCAATGGAACAGGTCGCTGACAAGGTACTTTACCTACGCCAGCGATACTCAGTACGTGACCAGCGTATGGCTGATATCACTGCTGTACGCCGTGGTGACATGGTATCGGTATACCCAGACATGTTCCCAGAGGGCATGACCAAGCCAATGATTGCCAACTTTGTTGATGTTGCTGCTCGCGACTTGGCTGAAGTTCTAGCACCACTACCATCGTTTAACTGCCAGACACCTGACGTAACATCTGACAGGGCAAAAAAGAACGCTAACTTGCGTTCCATGATTGTCAACAACTACGTTGAATATTCTGAGTTACAAACTCAGATGTATACAGGCGCAGACTGGTATAATACCTATGCCTTCCTGCCGTTTGTTGTAGAGCCTGACTTTGAGGCTCGTATGCCACGCATTCGTGTAGAAAACCCATTGGGTGCTTACCCAGAATATGACCGCTACGGACGATGTGTTTCATATAGCAAGCGTTACCTTAAGTCCATGGGAGAACTACTTGTAGAGTTCCCAGAGTACGAACGCCAAATCCTTGGTGGAGAAAGCCGCAGAGACATTGACCTCGGTACTCTACTTGATTTGATTCGTTACGAAGACAAGGACCAGGTAATCCTATTCCTTCCACAACGCGGAGACCTTCCCCTACGCAAGGCAAAGAACCCACTAGGTAAACTAAGTGTGCGTATTGCTAAGCGTCCAGGTATTGACACTGAAGACCCACGTGGTCAGTTTGATGATGTCATCTGGGCACAGATTGCTCGTGCTCGTTTTAGCCTTCTTGCCATGGATGCTGCTGAGAAATCAGTTAACGCACCTATGGTTGTACCACAGGATATGCAAGAGTTTGCATTTGGTCCTGATGCAGTCATGCGTACTGCCAATCCACAGGGCGTTCGCCGTGTTGGTCTAGAAATTCCAGTTGGTGCATTCCAAGAACAACAAGTTCTTGAAGCAGAAATGCGCATGGGTGCTCGTTACCCAGAGGGTCGCTCAGGAACAATCAACGCATCCGTAATTACGGGAACTGGTGTTCAAGCACTTCTTGGTGGGTTTGATTCACAAATCAAGGCTGGTCAGCAAATCCTTGCAGAAGTATTGCAGGATGTAATGGCACTAGCCATGGAAATGGACGAAAAGTTATTCCCTGGCGAGAAGTCAACACAAATGACTTACAATGGTGCGCCATATGTACTTAAGTACAGCCCAGAAAAAGATATCAAAGAAGACTACAGCGTACAAGTACGTTACGGTCTTATGTCAGGACTTGACCCATCACGTGCCCTTATCTTCAGCCTTCAGGCTTTACAGGCAAACTTGATTTCACAAGAATTTGTAATGCAGGAACTTCCATGGAATGTAAATGTGTCCAAGGAGATTGAACGCATTGATGTTGAAAAGATGCGTGCATCCTTAATAGGAGCCTTAAGTGCAACATCACAGGCAATTCCACAGATGGCTGCTCAAGGTCAAGACCCATCAGATATTGTAATGAAGATTGCTCAGGTAATTGATTCTCGCCGTAACGGTAAGAGCGTAGAAGATTCCGTAATGGAAGTATTCCAAAAACCTGAACCACAACCTATGCCAGAACAAGCACCACAAATGACACCCGAACAAATGATGGGTGCTCTTGGAGGCGGTGCTCCACAAGCCGCCCCAGGTGAGGGTGCTCCAGTTGAAGCACAAGGACCCGAAACTATGGGTGGTGCTCCTGTCGCAGCATCCCCTGGGGCTCCTGCTCCTAACATTCAGGATATTCTAGCGCAACTAGGTGGATAATGACTACAATCATTGCCATCAGGGACGGTAAAGGTTTTACCTTTGCTGCGGATGCACAAGTTACAGATACCGAACGACCATATCAACATAGAAGCATGAAAAAGATTGTTGAAGTTGGTGAGTATGTTATGGCTGGCGCAGGTAACTCACGCTGTTGTGATGTTATTTTATACGGTTGGGAACCACCGAAATACAACGGTTCAGAAGCATACACATTTATGGTGTCTAAGTTTATTCCTGAAATGCGAAAGCAACATGAAGATGCTGGTATCACATTAAAGGAAGATGAAGATTTTGTATTTTTGGTTGGATTTAAAGACAGAGTATTTCATGTCGCATCTAACTACGCTGTGCTTGAAACAAACACAGGTGTTTATGGAATAGGTACTGGTGCAGCATATGCACTTGGTGCTATTGCGCATGGCGCAACACTGCAAGAAGCAATGAAAATTGCTAAGAAATTTGATATTAATACTGGTGGAAAAATCCAGATAGTTGAAAGAGGACAGTAATGGCAAGAGGTGGTTTGCGTTCACAGCGCACTAATACTGAAGCAAAGCCAGTATCTGGTCCAGGTGCTCTTTCACAGCGTACAGACATGGACCCAATTCAACCAGGTCAAGTTCCTGCCTCACAGGTTCCAAACGTTCCACCAGCAAGTGTTCCTAGTCCTGCTTCCGCTTCAAATTTACAGGGTAGAACCCCTCAACCAATAACAAATATTTTTGCACCAACAGAAAATCCAAATGAACCAATTACTGCTGGAGCAAATATGGGTGCTGGTCGCAATCCAGAACCTGCAACTCAGTATGCAATGATTCAAAAGTATATGCCACAACTGGATTCATTGGCTTCAAAAGAAGATTCACCAGAATCTTTTAAAATATTTTTAAGTTTAGTTAAGTCAATAGTTAATGAAGGCATGTAATGTCTTTAGATAAAAATATTGCAGCATTTTCAAACTTTTTTAATTATAAAGCCCCAGAAATTATATTTGCATTCTCAGTTGTTAACTGGGAATCTCCTGAAGAGCGAAATAAATTTATTTCTGAAATGGTAGAACTCAATGACGGACGCAGGATTGGAGACTAGGTGGCAATCAAAAGAGACCTAGGTGGCTCTCCTGCTCAGGGTGATTTTGACCAATTTATAAATAATCTTGCTGACGCAATTCAAACAAATGCTATTGCATCTAAGGCTTCAGATTTTGAAGCACAACGTAGTCCACTTGCAAAGAATATTGCAAAGGTTCAAAATAAAGCACTTGACATTTTAAAAGCAGGAACTGTTTTTGAAGACCCAGAAGACTCAATTTATGGACAACCTTATCTTGATAAAAATGGAAAACCTATTCTTGATGCTGCTGGTGTTCCAATGCTTACAACAACTGGATTATCAACAGCAGAATTATTTGAACCTGTTATTAAGCCTTACCGACAACAAGTTGCCCCACGCATTAGTGCGGCATTTCTTGTCTCATCACAACAGTATCGTCAAGAAAATGTTGACATTACACTCATGGGAAATTGGGCTTTATTTCAAAAGGCTACTGAAGATTCGCGTAAACCAGTAAATCCAGAAGACTCTACTGAAGATATTTTTGCGCCTAGAATTTACTCTCCAGGTCGCTCTATGATTTTTGCTATTGCAGGTTCAGTTCCTGGAGAGCAAGGTGCAGAAAAACTTGATTGGGCAAATGGCAAAGAAGTAGATGAGTATTTTCGTCAAGGTCTACCACAATTCTTTTCTGGAGTAGCAGACTTCGGATTTAATGGACTTGACCCTGCATTTGTTCTTACTGGTGCAGCAACTAAAACTTACAAATTAACTGTAAAGCGACCAATTACTACTAAAAATGGTGCAGTAATTGCCAAAGAAATTGAAGCCGCTAAAAATCCAAACATTCAAAACTCGTATTCTTCAGTTCTTGACTTCATTGAAGAAGCGGCATCTCCTGCAACTTTTAATCCAAGTATGCTAGATAACCTTGGAATGATTAATGGTGGCAGTGGAGCGAATCAAACCAGAGTTCTTATTGACGCGCAAATTCTTGGTGGTCGTGAACTTACAGCAGATGTATTAAAGGTTGCATCTGACCCTGGAAATCTTGGTGCACTTGATGACATTACGGCAAAAAGCGAAACTATTTCCGCTAGACTAAGACATCTAAATCAAAAAGAAGAAAAGATTACTCGCTACATCAACAGCCTTCTCAATCCAGAAGAGATTACCCCACCTTTAAGCAGTGTTAAGGGTTTGCGTAAGTATTCAATAGATGCACCACCCATTGGTGATGATTTAATTGAAGGTCAACAAAGACTAGCGGCTTACCTTCAGGATGAAGTAGCAGAAAAACTTCGTTCTGAGATTCGTGGACAAAATGCTCTGGCTGATATATACCTGGAAACACGAGCCATTGCTGGAACAATGTTAAATGAATCAGTTCCTATCACTATATTCCGCAAATTACAGGAACACAGAGTAAGCGTAGCAAGAAGTGCAGATGATGCTTACTGGGGATTTGAACCTACGATTGGCTCTGATGGTGCATCAAGAATTGGATACTGGGTTAATCCAAGTGGACGCTTACGTGAAGCACCGCGCGGAATGGCTCAAATGTCTGGACCTGCAGGTGCGCGTTCTGATAGAGAAATTGCTGCACGTATTCGTGACCTTGTGGATGTCACAGGCATGTCCCCTGCTAACGCAAGGGCAATTTACAATAACTACAAAATGCTTGGTACCAAATCAGAAATGTTTGGTGCTGCCGATGAACTATTAATTCGCACGCAAGTAGACGTAACCGCAAAGCACGTTCCTGATGTTTTACTTTTAAACCGAGAACAACAGCAGGTATTTAGAAAAGTTTACGAAGCGCTTAACGTTCAAACAAATAAAGCACGCGGCGATGTAATTTCACAGATTTCAAAAAACAATTATACCATAACAGTTGATGGAAGAAACGTAAAGATTCCACAACTTCAAGCATTAATTGAAGATATGGCAAGTGACTATGCACTTGAAATATCTAAGGGTACTCGTAGTGTTCCAACTCCAGAGGAAATTCGCTACATAACCGATGATTTAATTAAGGGAACACCAACCACTACATCACAGGTACCTGGTATTCACTTTGCTCCACGTGTTAGCGAAATTGAAGACTTTGTAATTATGCACAAATCTGAACTGCAGCATCTTATTGATGATATTATGGACGGAAACCTAAGTGCTAACATTATTGAAGAGATTGTTCAAAATCCACAAGATTTCATAAATAAAACAACTTTGTCTGGTGTTAAAACAACCAAAAAAGAAAAAGCAACGCTTGCAGTTGATAACCTTGCCAGTGCATATCTTGCTTACCAGAATAACGTATGGAAGCCAATGACACTAATTGGTTTTGGTTACACATCACGTAACGTTCTTGAAGGTATGTCACGTGTTGCAGTTCTTTTCTCAGAATTTAATCAAGAACGTGGCTTTAAATACAGCGACATGTTTACTGATTTTACTGGTGCTAACGTTCGTATTTCAAATCGCAGAACCAATAAGGCTGAGGCAAAAGCCTGGCGACAAAACATTGATGATTTTAACACAAAATTTGATGACCTAACAAAAACAATGTCATCTCAAGCAAAAGTTGCAGAAGATACATTCCTTAACTCTCAAGATAGCGTTGCAATGTCAATGCGTGGGTTTGACGAAATTCGTGCAACGCTTGATGACTTTGTTACCGATGCTCCAGATGGCATACGTTTCCTTAGCACCGTAAAAAGAAGTGCTGACCTAGCCTTTAAGCAGACAAGACCAAAGGGTGCATCTGAAGAGTTTATTGATGCAATAACTAAAGGTGACTATCAGCGTTCTTGGGAATTATCGGTTAGTATGACTCCAGAACAGTTAACATTAAACTTAGGTTACATAAAAAATCAGGCTTTAGGAACTTTAAGAGAAGTCGGTTACTTTGTTGATAAAGGAAATTTATCTGCTGGTGCATTCCAGATAGCACAAAAACTTCAACTATCTTTATCTCATATTATTGCATCAACTGATACTGCATACCTTGGATTAGTAGAGCGTGCAAAAGTTCGTGGTGAACTTGAAGGTTACGTTGCAAATGCTAAATTAAAAAAACCAGCAAAGGTTCGTCAGGGTGAAGGACAATTTGAGCCTATTCCTGGCTCTGGATACCTGCTTGATGACGCATATGCAAACAATATTGGTCAGATTATGCGTGGACAGGTTTCCTCTGCGGCTTCTACCACTAGCACAATCCTTAATGTTCGCCAACAGATTGCACAAACAAAGTGGAATATGTTTGCAAAAGAAGAACTTATATTTCCTAACGAAGTAATTGGAAATCAAGTAACAAACAATGTTAATCGCTCCTGGGCTGAAGCATTTGCAGATTACTCAAATAACATCTACTACAATGATGCACTTTCAGTCAGGATTCTTTCAGCAAAAACTCCCCAGCAACGTGAGAAGTTAAAGAAAGAACTTGAACAGTGGTTAAAGAGTAGGGATTCTGCCGAATGGCGCAATAACCTTGAGTATGAAGTGTCACGTTATCCAATGCGTTCAGATGGTAAGTCAAAGTATGTGACTATTCTTGAAGAAAGAATGATTGAACTTGACAGAATGTACCCTCTTAGGGGTGCAAACGGTGAGGACCTTTCCTACTTGCGCCAAAAGGTTATTGACAGAACATTCACAAATGCCGATTCTGTTGCAATTCCACCAGTAGATAGAATGCCAGTAAACGGAATTACAATTTCAAAGCACCCAGAAGATAGACTTCGTAACGCTGGACGTTGGTACCGTGCAAAGGTTAACTCAATCTTTAAATACCTTGGTACCGTTCCTGAAGATAATTTTGTTCGCTTCCCATTTTATCGTACAGTTTACCGCAATGAAGTTCGCCGCCGTGTAAATATGATTACTGCAGCAGGTAAAGACCCTGCAAAGTACGAACAGCAGATTCTGACTGTCGCTCGTCAGCAAGCATACAAAGACACAATGGAACGCTTGTATTCTATTGAGCGATACACAGACCTTGGACAGGCAATGCAATATTTGTCACCGTTCTACATGGCTGGACAAAACTCAGCACGTTTCTGGGCAGGTGCTGTAACTCGCAAGCCTGAAACAGTTGTAAATGCACTTAAGATTTGGAACATTCCAAATTCTGCAGGTATTGTTTATGATGATGAAGGCAATAGAATTGCATATGACACCCCTTGGACTGCTGAAGATAGCACCATCTCGGTTGGATTACCAGCACCTGTTGCAAAACTTTTTGGTGCAGAAAATTTTATTGCTCCAAAGCAATCACTTGACCTAGCGTTCCAGGGAAGAATACCTGGTGTTCCTTCACTTGGCGGTCCAGTTGTTGATACTGCTACGGCAAACATTATGCGTTACATTGCTGGAACTAAAGCAGACCCAGACCTTTGGGCTTTAAGACTAGGACTTGGACCTAACTTTATTGGAGATAAGGTTGTTCCTTTCTACCAGTCGGTTAAAGAAAATCCTGACGAAAATATGGTATTACGTACTGCTCGTGCTTTTATTGGATACGGTTCGCAATGGAAACCTATAATGGCTGTTGGTGCTGCAGTATCTGGAGCGCCTAATTTAACATTTATGACTCGTCACGATAGTTTATACCGAAGCGAACTAATTAAACTGGAGCGCGAAGGTGGACAGTTTACCGCACTAGAGCACACTGAGGCTATCGCACGCGCCTATGGAAAAACAATAATAACACTTTTAAGTGAAGGATTGCTTGGTAATTTACCAACCGTTGTTAAGCCTAAATTCCAGAATGCTCAACAAAAAGAAAGAGATAGAGTTAATAGTTATATTCAAAAATACGGTTATGAACAAGGTATGCTTGAATATGGAAAACAATATGCAGGAGAAGGTTCTCCAGTTAATATGGGAATCTTAGCCAGTGCAAATGTTATAAATGATAATATCTTTGGATTATATAGCAATACAGAAAGTGTCCGTAACTTTAGAGTCAATAAAGATTTAGTTGTTGAAATAGATAAACTTAATTCTAATAGTTCTGTTGTTGGTTATTTCCTAAACACTGGAAATCCATCTAAGGATTACAGTATAACTGCAGAAGAGTATTTATACACAGCAAATATTAACAATAAAAAGATTAAATCAAAAAATCCTGCCGAGGCTATCAGTCCTTACGAATTGCAGCGCAGAGCGTACAACAATGAGTACTATTCATACGCAAACTCAATAGATTTAATGCAAGTAGTTGACGCTCAAAGTGGTAAAGAGCAGAAATCTACATTTTACGATAATCTTAAAGATGATAAAAAAGCGGAACTGGAAAAGAAGTATCCAGTTTATGCACTTGAGCCAACTTTTAGGCAACAAAGTTCTATTATCAATGACATTCGCACAATGTATGCATTTATTCAAAATGAGAAATTTATGAAAACTGTTGGCAATGAAAACAAAAATGTTCTTGTAGCAAAGAAGTATTTATATGAAACTCGTCCTACTTTAGTTGAAGACAAGAAGAGCAAGAAGAAGACAACTAAAGAACTTGACAAGATTAAAATTCAATTTATTGAAAGTAACTCTAGTGGAGACCCAGAACTTAAAAAGTTCCTTGAAATATTTTTTAGCAGAGATGATTATACGGAAATTAATATGACAAACGTTTGGGAAAAGTAAATGGCTGCAAATAATAAGGGAAGCACTACCGTTGCGGTAGGCATATACACACCAGAACTTGCTAATCAAATTCTTGATGCAGCAGTAACTGCAACATTTGGAACTAAGTTCAAGTTAACAGCCAAGCAACGTAAAGATTTCTACACAAGGTTAACTGCTGGTCAAAAACAAGGCACAGTAACTAGGTACAAAACCAAGGGTGGCAAGTCTTACGTAACTACGACTTCTTCCTTTGATGAGGAAGCATTCCGCAAAAAGTATGTTGGAACAATTCTTGAGAACTTAATTGCTAAAGATGATGACATTGACCTTGAAGGTGATGCTGGTGCTTACCAGGATACCTTGGTAAAATATGCAGATGACATGGGACTTATGAAGGGTCGCAGGGAACTGAACAGTTACGTTAAGCAAATCGTTGGAAAGAACCGTAGCGTTGATGATGTTGCTGCAGATATGCGCAAACAAGCAGCAACTCTTTATACAAACTTTGCAGACCGTTTAAATGCTGACCCTAAATTAACCGTTCGTGACTTAGTAAACCCATATTTACAGGTTATGGCTGACACATTGGAAATTGACCCTAACACCGTGAAGTTAACAGATACAACGATTCAGAATGCAATTAGTGGAACTAAGTTGCGGTCATTGTCTGACTTTCGGACTGACATGCGTGCAGATACACGCTTTGCTACAACTAAAACAGCAAAAAGAGAAGCAGTTGACCTTGCACAATCTCTTCTACGCTCGTTTGGATTTGGTGCATAATGGCTACAGCAAAACAAAATGCAGATGCAGCCGCAGCAGCCGCCGATGCTGCACGTGTACAGACAAATAAAGAATTATTCCGTCTAGTTATGGGTCGTGCTTTTGACCTAACCAAAGAAGGAGCCTGGATTGACTCCTTGTTTGACAGTGCAAAGAAGTACTATGACCAAGACATTACTGGTGATTCTGTAATTGAACTTTTATTACGTGAAGAAACTGCACCTAAAGCATTCACAGATAGATTCCGTTTATACTTAGATAAAGATAAAGCCGATGTTGCTGCTGGAAAAATTCCAAGATTTGGTAACATTGCCACATTCTTGGCAACTGAACGAGCAATCGGAGACAAGTTATCAAGTTACGGAAGTACATTCCAAGCACTAAACACTCAGGAAAATATTAATAAGTTTATTTCTGGAGATGTGGCTGCTGACGAAGTTGGACGTAGAATTGATAACGCTTACTATGCTATTAAAACTGCTGATACAGCCCTTCAAGAGCAAATTAAAAGTCAATTCCCTAGTTTAAATGACGATGACCTAGCCCTTAGTCTTTTAACTGGAAACACTGACTCAATTCAACAGAAGATTAAATTTGGTGCTGCTGAAATTGCAGCCTCGGCAAAACTTGCTGGATACACTCCAACTTCAAACCTTGAGGACCTTGCTAAACAAGGTGTTACTCGTGCAGACGCACTCAAGGGCTTCCAACAAGTCACTCGTGAACGTACTGGTATTCAACAAGCATCTCGTATGTTTGGTGGAACCGCACCAACACAGGCTGAACTTGAAGCCGAAGCACTTGGAACTGGTGGAGAATCTACATCAGCCAAGCGTCTTCGCTCCCAGGCTCGTGCACAATTTAGTGGACAGTCTGGAATTGTAAGTGGTTCGCTAGGTCGCAAAAAGCAAGTATAACAAACTCTCGTTGGATTAACCGCCCCCAACGAGTAAAAGAGCGGTAGTACATACCAACCTACATACCCCTGTGTAGGAGTGAGACATGTACGAACAACAACTAATGTAAGGGAGATAGTTGCGATGAGCAACAATAATCAAGACTGGGAAGATGACTTTGAGTTTGACTTTGAAGAAGAGGAAACTCAATCACGTTCAAGTGACGATGTACTTAAAAAAGTACGTAGAGCAGAACGTGCAAAAGACAAACAACTCAAAGAGTTGCAATCTGAATTGGAAGCATTGCGCAAGTTCCAACGGGAAGCAACAATTAGCCAAGTCTTGTCGGAGAAAGGTGTCAACCCAAAGGTTGCCAAATTCATTCCAGCAGATATTGAAATGTCCTCGGATAGCATCAGTAACTGGTTGACTGACAACGGTGAACTATTTGGTGTTGCTGCACCTACACAACAAAACGCAGTAGATGGTAATGACCTTGCTGCATTGCGTCAAATAGATGCAGTAACATCTGGTGCTATTTCTCCAGATGACGTTCACGATGCATTCAGCATTATGAACAACGCTGAGTCTGCAGAGGAGTTACTTAACTTCCTCTATAGTCAAGGCGCAGAATAAATCGCAAATCAATCTAACCCCTAAGGAAATATAATGGCTAACACAGGCTTATCAGGTGGCTCCGCAGCCACTAACGGTGGTCTCGGTGGTGGCGCATACGCTAGTGCAAACAACGTAGGTGCTTTCACCCCATCAAACGCCGCAGGTCTAGTTCAGAAGGCATACGACCGCCTTGTTGAATTTGAACTGCGTGCTACCCCATTGCTACGTTCAGTAGCAGACAAGAAGCCAGCACGTCAGGCAATGCCTGGTTCGTCCGTTGCGCTTCAAATTTACAACGACTTGGCTGTTGCCTCTACCGCATTGTCGGAAGATGTTGACCCAAGCGCTGTATCAATCGCTACTCCAGATATCGTAACTGTAACTCTAAACGAGTACGGTAACGCTACTGTAGTAACACGTAAGTTGCAGTTAATGTCTCTTGCAGATGTTGACCCTGCTGTTGCAAATATTCTTGCATTCAACATGGCTGACAGCATTGATGACCTTGCTCAGACTGCCCTACTTGCAGGTACTAACGTACTTTACGCAACTGGTGGTTCAACCGTAGCAACAACTACTTCAGGTATCACTTCAGATGACACAATCACTGCTGCAGATATCCGTAAGGCTGTTGCCAAGTTGCGTACTAACAAGGCTAACGGACGTAAGGGTTCAATGTACTGGTGTGGTATTCACCCAGAAGTTTCCCATGACCTCCGCGCTCAGAGTGGTTCCGCCAACTGGCGTCTACCGCACGAGTACTCAGCACAGAGTAACATCTGGGCTGGCGAAATCGGTAACTTTGAAGGTGCTTACTTCATTGAATCCCCTCGTCTAGCGAAGCGTGCAAATGGTGCTAGTTCAATCAACACCTATGCAACCTTCCTTGCAGGACAGCAAGCACTTGCTGAGGCTGTAGCCGAAGAACCACACGTGGTTATCGGTCCAGTCGTTGACAAGTTGATGCGTCAGCGTCCAATCGGTTGGTACGGTGTTCTAGGACACGCAGTATACCGTCAGGAAGCACTATACCGCATTGAGTCATCCTCAAGCATTGCGTAATTAGCAATCTAATCTCATCCCCAGGTCATATAACGGTCCTGGGGGTGGGGTTATGTTTCTAACATAGAAGGAAAACATATAATGGCTTATCTATTCTCACCACCTGTAGTTAACTACGGTCCTGCAGGTGGCAACTGGTTATTCTCCCGTTACAAATTATCACATGGTCTAACGGTTTATAAAATTGGTAGCAGTTGGTATGAAGAAGAATACCCATCGCAAGATGATTTAGATGAAGCCAGTGTCGTATATGTTGGTGGACACGAATACTATGTTACCGAAGCAGAGAAGACTGCACTTGAGGCTGCTGACTATGATGTGGTTACTGTCCCATGACACTGTTAGAATCTTTAACTGTTGTATCGTTAGCCCTCGGCATTATTGCTATGTTAGGTAAGTGGTTGATAGTTAACCCACTTAAAAGATTTATTAAAGACCAGACTTATCCTATCCAGCCTTCGGCTAATGGTGGTCGTAGTTTACCAGACATTGCCCGTACGGTGGACAGGATTGAAAAGCGTTTAGATGAGCATATTACATTACATCTTAAGGATGAACTATGAGTGGTAAGTACAACATTGTAGCCGAGCAGGGTGCTACCTTTAATCTAAACTTCCGAGTTGAGACCGATGGCACTGCCTGGAACTTAACTGGTTATACCTTTGCTATGCAGGTTCGTAAGTCTACATCCTCAACCACAACTTTACTTAATCTTACTTCTGCGACTATGACTTCAGGTGGACATGTTACGGCAACTGCTACTGCTACTACCATGTCTGGTATACCTGCTGGTCGTTGGGTTTATGACATTGAATTAACTTCCAGTGGTGGAGAAGTAACACGAATCCTGGAGGGTCGCTTTATTGTAACAGCAGAGGTGACACAATAATGCCAGACTACACAGTCATTATTGAAGAAGAAGTTACCGCTACTACTGTTACCATTGAAGAGACTGTTACTGATGTTATTCTTGGTGAAGAAGTTTTACAAGAAACTGTTGTCATTGTTGACAACCTTCAAGGTCCACAGGGAACTCAAGGTATTACTGGACCTACAGGTCCAACTGGTCCATCTACTACTGGTCCAACTGGAGCGACTGGAAGCACTGGTAGTACGGGTCCGACAGGACCAACGGGTAGCACTGGAAGCACTGGACCTACAGGTCCCACTGGTTCTCAAGGAGACCAAGGTATCCAAGGTATTACGGGTCCTACTGGTAGTACTGGTGTTACTGGCTCAACAGGACCAACAGGTTCACAAGGAGCAACAGGTAGTACTGGTGCCACAGGGTCTACGGGTAGTACGGGACCAACGGGACCTCAAGGTGCGACAGGTCCTACGGGACCGCAAGGTGACCAGGGTATTCAAGGGGTCACAGGACCCACTGGTGCAACGGGAGCCACAGGCTCGCAAGGCATCCAGGGTGTAACTGGACCAACAGGAAGCACGGGACCTACGGGTTCCACGGGTGCTGACTCAACTGTTCCTGGTCCCACAGGAGTTACAGGTCCGACAGGACCTACTGGTAGTACAGGTCCGACAGGACCGACAGGACCGACTGGAGCGGACAGTACTGTTCCTGGACCTACTGGAGCGATAGGACCTACGGGTCCTACGGGCGCAACGGGTCCCACAGGTCCTACGGGTGCTACTGGGGCTACTGGTACTGGAATTACTTCTGGTATTATTGAAATGTTTGCTGGTTCAACAGCACCAACTGGTTGGCTTTTATGTGATGGTACTGCCGTAAGTCGTACAACCTACTCAGACCTGTTTGCCATAACATCAACAACTTATGGTGTTGGTGATGGTTCAACTACGTTTAACCTACCAAACTTAAAGGGTAGAGTTCCCGTTGGTTTAGATACTTCTCAAACAGAGTTTGATGTTCTTGGCGAAACTGGTGGAGCAAAGACCCATACCTTAACTAGTACTGAAATTCCAGGACATACACATACAACTGATATTGCTCATGGTCACGCTAGTACTTTAGCGGCTCCTGCTCACACACACCCTGTTGACCCACCAAATACAACTGTTACCGTTAATGGCAAAGATGTTATAACTGGAGATACTGGAACTTCGGACTTTACCTTTGTTTCTGGTAGTACCCGTTCGTTTGTAGATGCTACCGCTTCAGTTAACATTGCCTCATTTACTTCTGGCGCAGCAAGCGCAACAGCACTAACTGGCAGCGTCACTGACTTGGGTGCAACTAGCGTAACTTCATCTACTGGTTCTGGTGGCGGTGCAGCGCACAATAACCTTCAACCATACATTGCCCTTAACTACATCATAAAAACATAGGAGTCATAATGGCTTGTCGTACAGGTTGTCCTACCCAAGACTGTGAATCATATGCAGATTGTTGTAAGGGTGTAGCAATTAATAAGTCCTCACTACGACCATAGGTTAGTGTGCTAGGATAGTAGCATGGTTAAGATTGCAGTCTATGCTATAGCCAAGAACGAGGCTAAGCATGTGAAGCGGTGGCATGAAGCCACTAAAGGGGCAGATGTCCGAATTGTCCTAGATACAGGGTCAGAAGATAACACCTATGACCT